TAGATATTGGTTCCAAAAAAAAGGATGGTTCATTTTCAAAATGTGGCCGTTCAAAACAAAAAGCAGACTCGAAACGGAAGTATCCAAAATGCGTCCCACTTGCAAAAGCCACACGGATGAGCGACTCGCAAAGGGCGAGTGCTGTCAGACGAAAAAGAGCGGCAGGTAATACAGGACCAAAACCAACAAACGTAAAAACATTTGCAAAAAGAAAAAGTATGAGCATGGGAGGTCTAGTTTGAGAAAACAAGATAACATGCCTGCAAGAAATAAAAAAAACTTCAGATCTACAAAGTCTGGAGCAGGTATGACACGAGCCGGTGTTGCTGCCTATAGAAGAGCAAATCCCGGTTCTAAATTAAAAACAGCGGTCACTGGCAAAGTCAAACCAGGATCAAAAGCTGCCAAACGACGTAAATCATATTGTGCAAGAAGTGCAGGACAAATGAAAAAATTTCCAAAGGCTGCGAAAGATCCTAATTCAAGACTAAGACAGGCGCGTAGAAGATGGAAATGTTAAATGGCTGATCCTAAAAAAGGTACAGGTAAAAAACCAAAAGGTTCAGGTAGGAGGTTATACACAGATGAGAATCCGAGAGATACTGTCAGCATTAAGTTTGCGACTCCATTGGACGCGAAGAAAACTGTTGCGAAAGTTAAAAAGATTTCAAAACCGTTTGCGAGGAAAATTCAGATCTTAACTGTTGGAGAACAGCGTGCCAAAGTTATGAAAAAAAATAAAGTCGCTGCAATTTTTAAAAAAGGAAAGGAGACAATAAGAAATGCGAAGAGCAATACTAAACGCGCTAAGAGCTAAATACGAAGCTGAAATAGCAGAGGCAGATGCTACTGCAAATATTTATTTAGAAAATTCAGTAGGTATTGGAGAACACCCACAACATATTGAAGAAGTTAATAAATTAATAGAAAAAATAGCTAATGCAAAAGAAAAAATAGATGTGTTAGATGAATTTGAACCAGAGAAAGGAGACGCACTATAATGGATTTTATTGATAAAATTAGAAAAATAATAAAAATGAGACATGATGATGTAATAGTTGCAATGACATCTGGAGGTGTTGACAATATGGAAAAATACCAATATATGTTAGGACAAATACGAACTTATCAGTATTTATTACAGGAAATATCCACCCTGCTAAAAACAAAGGAGCAAAATGACAATGAAGGAACAATCATCAGTATCAAACCAAAAAGTGATACTACCAAATAAAGAACTCGTTGGAGTTAAAAAAGAAATCAACGAAGATTCAAAATTACCAGATCCTACAGGTTGGAGAATTTTAGTTTTACCTTTTAAACAAAAAGAAAAAACAAAAGGTGGAATTATTTTAGCAGACGATACAGTTGAAAGATCACAAGTAGCATCGACTTGTGGTTTAGTTTTAAGAATGGGACCACACTGTTATGATAAAGAAAGATATCCAGAGGGTCCTTGGTGTAAAAAAGGTGATTGGATTATCTTTGCAAGATATGCTGGATCACGAATTAAAATAGATGGGGGTGAGATAAGACTTCTCAATGATGATGAAGTTTTAGCGACCGTGGAAAACCCTGAAGATATATTCCACGAATTTTAACATAGATAAGGAGAAAAACTATGCCAGAAGAAGAAAAGAAAACAGTAGATATAGATACTTCAGGACCTGAAGTAGAAGTAGCACTGCCAGAAGAAAAAAAAGAAGAGGTTGCAGAACAACCAACAGAGGACAAAACATATGAAAACGAACGTGAAACAAAGCTTGAAGACGGTGGTGTCGCCGATGATTCATCTGAGAAACCTGTGGAGCAATCTGCTAGCACAGAAGGTGATAAACAAGAAGATAACAGTAAACAAATTGAAGAGTATTCTGAAGGCGTTAAAAAGCGAATAGCTAAATTAACGAAAAGAATGCGTGAGGCTGAAAGACAAAAAGAAGAAGCTTTACGTTATGCAGATAGTATTAAACAGGAGAGAGATCAGTTTAAAACTACAGCAGACTCATTAGATAAAAATTATGTTGCAGAAATGGAAGGTAGAATTACTTCTTCTATTGCAGCAGCTCAAGAAAAATTAAGAGCAGCTAGACAAGCAGAAGACCCTAAAGCTGAGACAGAAGCTTTGGCTGCTATTTCTCAACTTGGTTATGAACAAGGTAAATTAGCTGAACTTAAAACCCAACATAAAATGGAAGAGACAGCAGCTAAAGAAAAACCTGTTGAACAACCATTATATCAACAACCGCAAAAACAAACTCAAACTCCACCTGATCCAAAGGCTGAAGAATGGGCTGAAAGTAATGCGTGGTTTGGTAAGGACAGTGCAATGACATACACAGCATTTGATTTGCATAGAAAACTTACTGAAGAAGAAGGAATTGATCCTAGATCTGATGAATACTATACGGAAATAGATAAAAGAATAAGACTTGAATTTCCGCATAAATTTGATACATCTAAGGACAAACCAGTTAGTAAACCTACACAAACCGTTGCCTCTGCAACGCGTAGTCCAAAGACTAACCGTAAATCTGTGAGACTCACTTCATCACAGGTCGCAATAGCGAGAAAATTAGGAGTGCCATTAGAAGAGTATGCGAAACAACTTATGAACACGAAGGAGGTATAGGCATATGGAAAACAAGAAACCAACTCGTGCGAGCCAAACTAAAAAAAGTGATTCGACAAAAGTCGAAGCACAAGCAAAAACGGTAGCTCCAAAAGAGAGACCAAAAGTTTGGACTCCACCATCGTACTTAGATACACCCAACGCGCCAAATGGCTACAGACACAGATGGGTCAGGGTAGAAATCTTAGGGTACGTCGATACTAAAAACATACAAGGTCGAATTAGATCTGGTTATGAATTAGTAAGAGCAGACGAATATCCAGAAGAGGACTTTCCCGTAGTTGCAGACGGCAAATACGCAGGGGTGATCGGGCACGGAGGCCTTGTGCTGACAAGGGTACCAGAGGAGATCGCGCAGCAAAGAACTGAATACTATGCTAGACAAGCACAGGATCAGCAAGCTGCAATTGACGCCGATCTTGCAAAGGAACAGCATAAGAGTATGCCTATCTCAACAGATAGAAATACTCGTGTAACCTTCGGTGGTTCTAAGAAGTCTTAAAAGAATTCTAGTCCATCTGAAGATAAACTAAAAATGTCTAAAGGAGGACACAACTATGGCTAATAAAGATAGCGCGTTCGGTTTAAAACCGATCGGAAAAGTTGGTCAGAATGCAGACAACAACGGTTTATCGGAATACGATATCGCGGCAAGTGCTTCAGCGATTTACTTCGGAGATCCAGTAGAAATTTTATCCACTGGAACAATTGGAGTAGCTGCAGCAACAGACGCATTATTGGGACCTTTAAACGGTGTTTTCTTCACTGATGCAACAACAAGCAAACCTACGTTTGCGAATCATCTAAACGCTTCAAACACGGCGACTGACATCAAAGGGTTTGTATCGGATGATCCGTACCAAAGGTTTGAAGTACAAGCGGACGGCGCAACTGCGGCGGCAGACGTCGGCCTTAACGCTGACATTGTGTACGCAGCTGGATCTTCTCCAGATTTTGTCTCTAAAGTAGAGCTACAAACATCTGACCAGAAGACTGGTACAGCACAATTAAGAATAATTGGTATCTCAAAAGACCCAGAAAACAATGAAGCAGGTTCTGCTAATGTTAACTTGGTCGTTATAATTAATGAGCACCAGTTAAAAGGTACAACGGGGGTATAATAACTATGGCAATATCACGTAATCAACTAGTCAAAGAACTAGAGCCAGGTTTGAATGCCTTATTCGGCCTGGAGTATAAACAGTATGAACAAGAACATGCTGAAATATACAACACTGAGTCATCTGACAGAGCTTTTGAAGAAGAAGTTATGTTATCAGGATTCGGTCAAGCACAAGTTAAACCAGAAGGTTCTGGTGTAACGTTTGACAGTGCTCAAGAAACTTTCACAGCAAGATACACTCACGAGACAGTAGCTCTTGGGTTTGCAATCACTGAGGAAGCAATTGAGGACAACCTGTATGACAGACTTGCTTCTAGATATACAAAAGCACTAGCAAGATCTATGGCTCAAACTAAACAAGTAAAAGCGGCTGCACCATTAAACAATGGTTTACCGGGTTTGACTTTCAAATCAGGTGATGGTGTAACTCTTTTCAACACTTCGCACCCAACTGTTTCTGGAACTTTCAGTAATACATTGGGAACAGCTGCGGACTTAAACGAAACTTCATTAGAGCAAGCAATGATTGACATTGCAGCGCTTACTGATGAAAGAGGTTTAAAAATCGCTGCGAAAGCTGTAAAGATGATCATTCCATCTGCACTACAATTCACTGCTGAAAGACTTATGAAGTCTTCACAAAGAGTTGGAACTGCTGATAATGATATCAACGCACTTGTATCTATGGGAATGGTTCCTGGTGGATACACAGTTAACCACTATTTAACTGACACAGATGCGTTCTACATCACTACAGACGTACCAAATGGTATGAAGCATATGGAAAGAGCTCCATTGACTACTAAAATGGAAGGCGATTTCGATACTGGAAACGTAAGATACAAAGCTAGAGAAAGATACGTATTTGGCGTATCAGACCCTAGAGGTATTTTT